ATATGAACAGTATGATGGCACCCCTGCAGTCAAAAAGAAGCGTGCTCAGCGCAACAAGGCTCGTAGGATGCTTGAGCGAGAAGGTGTTGTACATAAGGGCGACGGTAAAGACGTTGACCACAAAACCCCTTTGTCTAAGGGTGGTAAAACAGTGCGCAGTAATCTGTCGGTCAAAACAGCCAGTGCTAATAGGTCGTTTAGTCGCAACTCAGATAGCACAGTAAAGCAGAATAAACCAAAAAATGGAAAAACCTAATAAGTATAAGTGGCCCGGAGTATATCCTCCGATGAAACACCAAAAGGAAACAGCAGTATTTTTAGCAACAAACCCAAGAGCATTTTGTTTTAACGAGCAGGGAACAGGCAAAACAGCTGCAGCTATATGGGCGGCAGACTGTCTAATAGAGAACAACTATATAAAAAGGGTGCTGATTGTATGTCCCTTATCTATCATGCAATCCGCTTGGCAAGCCGACCTATTTAAGTTTGCCGTACATCGCAAAGTTGGTATAGCTTACGGTGCTAGGAATAAACGCAAAGCCGTGATTGATAGCGATGCTGAGTTTGTAGTAATTAACTATGACGGGATTGAGATTGTTGCCGAGGATATAGCAAATAATCAGTTTGATTTAATTATTATTGACGAAGCCAACGCATACAAAACTGTGACCACAAAGCGCTGGAAAACACTCAACAGACTTATTAAGCCTGAGACTTGGTTATGGCTTATGACTGGAACACCTGCGGCACAGAGCCCTACAGATGCATTTGGTTTGGCTAAATTGTGCGTGCCTAATAACGTGCCAAGATTCTTTGGTACTTTTAGAGAATCTACTATGATTAATTTAAGTAAATTTAGATGGCTACCAAAACCGGACTCAGATAAAACTGTATTTAATGCGCTTCAACCAGCTATACGGTTTACTAAAAACGAATGCCTAGACTTACCGGAGGTTACACATGTTTTCAGGGATGCGCCGCTTACTCCGCAACAACTTAAATTTTACAAAATACTTAAAGACCAAATGCTTATGGTTGCTGACGGTGAAGAAATTAGCACCGTCAATGCAGCTGTTAACCTCAATAAACTTTTGCAGATTTCTGGCGGTGCTGTCTATAGCGACATTGGTAACGTGGTTGAGTTTGATGTTAGTAATCGTCTTCGTGTTGTAGAAGAAGTCATCAATGAGTCAAGCAATAAAGTGCTTGTGTTTGTACCGTTTACACATACAATAGAATTACTCAAATCGTATTTGAGAGGGGCATCTATTCCCTGTGAGGTTATAAACGGAGCCGTCCCTGTTAACAAACGAACTGAGATATTTAAACGGTTTCAAGAACATAATGATATTAAGGTGCTTATCATTCAACCACAAGCGGCGGCGCATGGCGTAACATTAACGGCTGCAGATACAATCATTTGGTATGCCCCAGTAACATCTATTGAAACTTACCTACAAGCTAATGCTCGTATAGACAGGCAGGGACAAAAGAACGCTATGACTATAGTCCACATTAAGGGTTCTCCCGTAGAGACAAGACTATACAATATGTTGCAAAATAAACTTGATGTACATACAAAAATGATTGATTTATATAAAAACGAAATAAGTGAAAATAATACTTGACACAGTATAGTTGTTGTTGTAATATGATTCAACGAGCATAGACTCGGTATTAACTTAAAGGAAAGTAAAATGGAACTAGCAGAAAAACCGTCTGTAGATAAACTTGTCTCTGTGTATATCAAAATACGAGACGCCCGTGACGAAGCTAAGCGTGAATGGGAAGACAAGGAAGCAGACTTCAACGAGCAGTTAGATTTAATCAATCACCAGTTACTTGATATATGCAAAGATACAGGGGCCGATAGCATCAAGACGCCTCACGGTATTGCCATGCGTACTCTCAAGTCTAAGTATTGGACTAGTGATTGGGAAAAGTTCTATGATTGGATGTTTGAACACAATGTGCCAGAGGCTTTAGAGAAGCGCATACATCAAACAAACATGAAGCAGTTCTTAGAAGAAAACCCGGATATACTGCCCCCCGGTTTAAATGTGGACAGGACATATGCAATTACTGTAAGGAGAAGTAAATGAGTGAAGTAACTTTATTTAACCAAAACCTACCCTCGTATTTAAAAGAGGTAGAACTCGATGACGTAACCAAAGCCTTTGCTGGTGGTGGCGGTAGTAGCAAACGTATATCATTGCGTGGTAGCAAATTCCGTATGGTTGTTAACGGGAAAGAAGTTGTTACTAGCAATAGCGATAGCATGAGTATAGTTATTGTTAATGCCGCTAAAGATATATCCCGTCAATTCTATGCTAAGGCATACAGTTCCAAAGAAGAAAACTCAGCGCCTGATTGCTGGTCTGGTGATGGTAGCACGCCTGATAAGTCTATTGGTGCACCGCAACATGGCAACTGCATGGACTGCCCTCAGAACATCAAGGGCTCAGGCGCAGGAGATAGCAGAGCGTGCCGTCACTATCGTCGGTTAGCAGTAGCATTGGCTGATGATATTGGTGGTGATGTATATCAGTTACAGTTGGCGGCTAAGTCTATCTTTGGTAAGGGTGATTTAAAAACTATGCCGTTTGACCAGTTTGCTAAGTACGTTGGCTCACAAGGCTACAACTTAAATACTTTAGTTACTGAGATGCGGTTTGATGAAGACAGCGATGTAGCTAAGCTATATTTCCGTCCAATCAAATTCTTAGCCAAAGAAGAATGGGAAGTTGCTAAGAAGCAAGGCGATTCTCCAGCAGCTAAGAACGCTGTACAGATGACCGTGTCTCAAACAGATGGGGTAAAAAAGCTGGACAACTTGCCCACGCTTGTATCGGCTAAGGTTAAAGAAAAAATAGCTGAAGAACCGAAAATTGCCGAGCCTAAAAAGCGTGAAGATAAACGAGCAGAAGCACCTCCTAAGCGTGATTTAAAAGCGGTGATGGGGGATTGGGCTGCGGATGAAGAATGAAATTACAAGGCTATAGCTATCGTCTTGTGAAGGCTAACCAAGAGGCAGACTCAGAGAATGTGGGTGTGCAACTTGGTAGGTACTGTATTGCCAAGAATATTCCTGTGCATAAAGCCGCCGAAGTTTTTAAGGTGTCTAGGATGACTATATACACATGGTTTACTGGTGAGTCAGCACCACACAAGAAAAGAGCTGAAAAAATAAAAGAAGCGTTAATCAAAGCTAAATTTAGCGTATAAGCTTACAGGGGCAGATAGTTTGACGGAATGAAAAGGGGATTGCCGATCTCCCTGCTGCCCTTCCTTTCTTCGGTTTAGAGGTTATATGGCAACTATAGACTTACTGAGTGCAGTGCTTCCGACAGAAGGATGGTACTGCATACTCGGTCTAACACAAACTGGTTCACCAAGGCAGATATTCGTTCATACCATACAGGAAGCGGAAGCTGAAATAGACCGTTTATTGGCACAAAAACGTGATGTGTATTTTGCTTGCGCTAAATACAATAATGACAAAGACGGAAGAACGCAAAAAAATAGTGCTTACTTTAAAAGCTTTTGGCTTGACATTGATTGTGGTATTGCAAAAGCATACGCAACACAAGCAGAAGGCTTAGCCGCACTTAAACAGTTTTGTAAGAATGTAAGTATGCCATTGCCTACGGTAGTTAACTCTGGCAGGGGTATACACGCCTACTGGTTGTTAAATAAAACCATATCCCGTAGTGAGTGGAAGCCTGTCGCCGATAGACTTAAAGAACTATGCGAAGAGTTTGACTTTGATGTAGACCCGACTAGGACAGCCGAGAGCGCATCTGTTCTTAGAGTACCCGAAACATTTAACTTTAAGGGAGACCCTCCGTTCCCTACAGAGATACTTGCAATGTCTAAGGAGTTAGACTATGACGAGATTAGAAACAAGCTAGGGGTTTTAATTGCTCCTGACTATATCCCACGTGAGTTAAGCCCATTGACTAAGTCGTTGATGAGCAATAGGCAGAGTCGGTTTAAATCCATCATGCTTAAGACGGCAGAGGGTAAAGGTTGTAAGCAGCTAGAAAACATTATGTTAAACCAAGATAGTATAGAGGAGCCACTATGGAGAGCAGGGTTGTCAATTGCCGCACATTGTGTAGACGGCAATGAAGCGATACATAAGATATCAAGTGAACATCCTGCGTACAACGCAGATGAAACTGAGCGCAAGGCAAGACAGACCAAGGGGCCGTATACCTGCGAAACATTTGCAAAAATTAATCCCGAAGGCTGTAACGAATGCTCAAACAAGGGTAAGATATCAACTCCGATTTTGCTTGGCACTGAAATTGCCCTTTCACCTAAGAATGCTGAAGTCATTCAAGAAACAGCTAAAGGCGCAAAAGAAGTCTACAAAATTCCTGAGTACCCGTTCCCCTACCACCGTGGCAAGAACGGCGGCGTATACATACAGATAAAAAACGAAGACGGTGAACTGGATTTAATAAACATCTACGAACACGATTTGTATGTGGTTAAAAGATTAAAAGACCCCAATAAAGGTTCTTCTATATGGATTAGATTGCACCTTCCACAAGACGGTGTAAGAGAATTTGCGATACCACTTACCGAAGCGCAGACGTATGAAAAATTAAGTTCGCATTTGGGCTGGCATGGACTTGCTGGTAACAAAAAACAAATGGAGTCCATTGCCCAGTATGTAATTACATTCATTAAAGATTTGCAACATAGAGAAAAGGAAGAAATTATGAGGTCGCAATTTGGTTGGGCAGATAAAAACACTAAGTTTATTCTTGGAGACCAAGAAATATCTGCAGAGGGCGTTACATACAGCCCACCTTCAAGTAGTACCGGTAGCTTAGCAGAATGGCTAAAGCCGACAGGTGATTACGAGGAATGGAAAAAGATAGCACATATTTATAACATGCCGGGGTTTGAGCCACACGCTTTTGGTTTCTTTACAGCGTTCGGGGCTCCGTTACTTACGCACCTTAACCTCAGAGGTGCAATTATTAACTTGATTAATAATACGTCAGGTACAGGTAAGTCAACTGTGCTTAAGATGTGCAACAGCGTGTGGGGGCACCCCGAGGAACTAATGTTGCAATGGAAAGATACGCAGAACTCGATGATACACAGATTTGGCATACTAAATAACTTACCAGCAACAGTAGACGAGATAACTAAACTAAGTGGCGATAGCTTCTCGGATTTAGCCTACGCTATGTCACAAGGGCGGGGTAAGAATCGTATGAAGCAGTACGAGAACGCTGAGAGAAAGAACGATACCAAGTGGGCAACTATGGCGCTATGCTCATCTAATGCTTCGTTTTACGATAAGTTGTCTAGCCTTAAGTCTACCCCTGACGGCGAGTTTATGCGGCTGCTTGAGTATCGTATTGAAATGACAAACAACTTGAATAAGGAAGAAGCGGACTTAGTATTTAACGGGCTATACAGCCACTATGGGCACGCAGGGGTGGTATACACCAAGTATCTAGTCGGCAATTTAGAAGCCGCTTTAGACTTAAT